TTAACTTACCCGTAAATCCCCCGTTTTGCCTCCAGAGTGTGGACACAATGTGGACATTCCGCTGAGAGGATTATAGCTCACAGCATCCAGTAAATAGTCTGGTGCGAAGTGCGCATAAACCATCGTTTGAGAAATATCCGCATGACCCAAGATCCGCTGTAAGGCAATGATGTTGCCCCCCTTCATCATGAAGTGCGTCGCGAACGTATGCCGCAAAGCATGGGCCGCCTGTCCATCTGGCAAATTAGGTTTTGCTTCTTTCATCCTCAAGCGGAACGTTTTGTAACTGACCCGGAAAAGTCGCCCTGATTCTCTGTGTTTGATAATCCTGGCGATATCATCCGATATCGGAACAACGCGCCTTTCACCGTTCTTTGTCAGGGTAAACATAACCCTGTTACCGACAATATTTTCCGCTTTCAGATTGTATGCCTCCCCCCACCTCGCACCGGTAGCCAGCAGCAAAATCGCAATGCGGTAGTAATCCCCGGAACATAGCGACAAAAGCCGATCAACTTCGGTCTGGGTCAGGTATGACATTTCGGTTTTGGGTTCTTTCAGGGCTGCAACCGACGTCACGGGGTTTTCTCCGTGGAACTCGTCGATCTCCGCCATTGACTTGAAAATCCCACTCAAGGCGAAAAGGTCATGATTTATCGTTGAAGCCTTGATCCCCTGCTCCAGCCGGTAGGCCCGGTAATCAATAATGCATCGTGCATCAAGCTGGTAAAGCATAGGGTCGCCCATATCCTGGCAGATACAATTAACCGCGCTTAGTCTGCGGTTCGCATAGTTTTTGTTTCGTCCAATTAACTGCCACCAAAGCGCAATAAACTCGCTTAGCTTTCGTTTATCAGCCGGTTTATTCAGATAATCATGATTCTGAAATTTGGCGATGATACTGCGCTCAAATGCGTGCGCTTCTGCCTTTCTGTCAAACTTCCGCCGAATGCGTTTTCCATCGCGCCCGCGCGGCCTTACATCCACTTCATAGCGACCATCTTCGAGTTTCTTAACGGACATAAGAAGACCCTCCGATCGTCAGTTCACTATCTTGGTAACAAATAGTGAAAATGTAATGTTTATATAACGTTAGCCAGTCTGTTTCTCGGATGGGTCTGATTGCGTTGCTTCTTGCCCATAGTGTGCGAGAGCCGGTGCGATCTGGCCCCGGCTTGGGTCGATCCGATCATACATAAACCAGTCTTGATACTTATGAAATCGTGGATGCCCAAAGAGCTTGATAGCGGCTTCTAAGGACATTTTTGCTTTGCCTAGTTCATAACCGTTATAAGTCCCGTAATTAACTCCAATTAAATCAGCTACTTCTTTTGATTTAAGGCGCTCAGAGTCACGGATTAACTGTAGTTTTTCACTCTGCGGTATTGACATGATATGTCAGATCTCTCACTGTATGCGTGAATTGACACCAGCAAGCGGCATACGCCACTTGTGACACGAAAGGCAAAGCTGGGCTAAAGATGCCTCAACAAGCCTCAAGTAACGGAGTTTACCAAATGAGAGAAATGCGAGAAATCGAATTAAATACGGGATCTCAGAATTTACGTCAGAATCCTTTAGACAATGCCCGCATTGCCCGCACGTGCAAAATGACCACCGCGCAGGCTGAAAGCATTAGGGATATGAATACCGAAGAACTGCAAAAGCAGATTTTCGTCACACCGGCTGAGTTCGCCTATCTGACCGGCCGCACACTCAAATCAGTTCGCAACTTGATGGATCGCGCGCAGCTTCCAGTTCATCGCGAAGGTATGCCAGGTTCAAAGCGCCCAAAACGTTTCATCATGCTGCAAGAGTATTGGGATGCAGTTGCGCATTGCCGCGCACTTGTCACCCCGGAAGAACGGCATTACATCGACAGACTGATGCATGACAAAGCCACTTATCGACGCACCACCGGAAACAAACACAATGTGTTGAAGCGTAATAGCCGCAATGCGCTTTCGCATGGCAGGGCATAGGGAAAAGCAGACATGAAAAAGCGATATTCACAACATGGGTTACATGCTGGAAGCATTCCGGGATTGGTTCAGGTAAGCAAAAACGTTTATGTCTTTAACGGCTTCACAATCCGTAAATCACCGCGCAATTCTATCAACAGAAGTAATTCATATCTGATTAATAAGCGGGATGATAACGGCGGCATTGATAATTATTATGGTCGTGACTTTGCCTTATCTGAAGCAATGCGAACAATTGAACGGCTGAATAGCGGAAGAAATCATGAAGGTTGAAATGATTATCGGCCTTTCTATTTTTGCTGTGCTTGTTTTGTATCTAACTCAATTTCTGATCAGACAGCGAATAGAAAAAGCAAAGCAGAAAAGAATTAAGGCGCTTGCTGACTATAAAGCGCGCCGTGAAGAAGTGGAACTAAAAGCCCGTAGGCAACTGTAGCAGGTACACAATATGAACGATAACACCCCATCACTTGCCAGCCTGTTAAAGCATGGTTGCCAAGTCACGCACTACCGTAATACTCGCGGGTGGATTGAATGCCCTGACGGCCGTTTCTTTAAGCCGGAGCCGAACAAGGTTCGTTTTATTAAAGGTATGAGTAAGCCTTTTGTTTATACGAAGAAGATAAATAAAGGGCTGTTAGCAAGTCTTGTCAGAGCGTTAAAAAAACTCTTGTAACATCGTTGGGGGTTTGAATGTTTACTGAAGAGAAAACATCGTGGGAACGAGAAATGCTAATCCGCGAATCAATTGAAAGCGCAGAAAAAGGTTTTACCGTTCAGCTTAAAAATGGTTCGCGTATCTATATAACACCCGATAGCCCGACAATAGATTTAATTGTCTATGGTCTTGAGAAGTCGATTAGGGGGAATCATGAGCGTGCACGTATGACGTTCATTGATTTTCTTTACTACTGGCATGAAAGGCTGTTCAGACAGATAAAAAGAAAACCTCGCACCACTCATTAATTAACCTGCATCAAAAAACATCGGCATTTTTTTGCCGGGGCTTCGTTTTGCCTTTTTCAGGAGGTCGGTATGTCGGTCAAGTCAATAAAGCTGGATAGCGGAATAAGCGATCCAGAGTTTGTGGCAATAAGCGCCAGTGCCCGTAAGGGTGAGCGCGCTCACCTTCTTGGAATGCTGCGTATTTGCATGGGCCAGCTGAAAAAGGAAAACGCCACCTCAGAAGAGATTTTTTCATCAGTCGAGCGGTGGATCTGCAACCGCGAATTAGCCACCAATGAGGACAAAAATCAATGAACAACGTCATGTTAGATATACGCGCACTTGGGAATGATATGGACTCACCGATCTTTGCTATTGAGTGTGTTTTCTTCGAGCCATCAACAGGAAAATTAGGCCCGCAATATTACCGTGCTGTAGACCTTCGTACTGTTGAGTACATTGACCCCGTATCAGCCCTGGAACTCATAAAAGGGGACTCCCATCAAAGAGCGGAGGTTCTTGCTGCAACCTGCACTGAATTTGATGCTATCGCCGGATCTTTCTCATTCATCCGCGAAAATATGTCCCCGCACGCAGATCTGGTGCTCTGGTCTTTACGCTCTTCTCACGTGCCACAATGGCTGTGTTATGCAGCAAGAAGACATAATTTAGAGCTTCAGTTCACCCCATTCAAAATGCGTTGTCTTTCCTCTTTGATCATGCTGGCAGGCGCAACCGGTTATGCCCCTCACCCACGCCGTTCGACGGCAACCTACATGCTGACCGATGCGGTGTATCAGGCTGAGCAGGTTTGCAAGATCTGGCAGCGGCTGACCAGTCCACATATCGAATCGCTGTGA